TCAATATCCGGTAACCAATCTCAGCGGAGAGGTGTCCGAGTGGCTTAAGGAGCACGCTTGGAAAGCGTGTGTGCCGTAAAGGCACCCAGGGTTCAAATCCCTGCCTCTCCGCCATTGGAGACTCCCAGGCGAACCCGTCTGGTTTAACGAGGGCATTTCACCGTTATTGGTGGGATGCCCTTCTTTTTTAAGTGGGTCTTCAGGGGAATCTTCGATGGGTTCTTTAATATGCATATTTATGGTCACTTTATCCTCATAAACTTCCACACTTTTCACTAGCGCTTTGATTAGGTTCGTTTGGGCTTCGGGTGATGATTTATCCATGTTTTTTAGTACAAACTTAATGTTTTCACGCAGGTATTGTCCTGAATGGGCGTTCATGTGTGAGATGCGTTTCTTTTCGGTGAGTTTTTCTATTTCGTATTCTACACGGGTGATATCTGCCTCAAGTGTCAGCATTTTCTCGGTATAAGTTGTGCCTTTAGGTATGGAACCATTTAAGGCTAAACTTAAGAGTTTCTGTGTTTTATTACGCAGGGTTGTAAGTTCTTTTGATTTTTTTGCTAATGTCTTTTCAACAGTTTCAAGTTTGATCTGGGAGTCAAGTATGGCGTCTCCGATAGCTTGTGTTATAATCTCCTGATTCTCTGAAACTTTCGTTAAATAATCTACTATTGCTTGGTCAAATATTTTAGCAGGCAATCTTTCCGCAGAACATCCCATCTTTTGCCGTGCCCGGCTACATTCATAATAAAAATATTTTCCTTTTCTTCGTCCGGAAGAATGTGTACATACCATATGACTTCCGCATAATCCGCACTTTATCAATCCAGCTACTTTATGAGAATAATCTCTCGGTTTGGGAGAGAACCTATGTTTGGGTAATCTTGCCGACAGGATCTTGTTGGCTTTTTCCCACGTCGGTTCATCTATAATCGACTCATGCTGTCCTTTGTGAATTTCTTCACCATATTTAATATACCCTTTGTAAAACGGATTTTTTATCATTTTTGATATGCCCTGTATTCGCCAGTCTTTACCGGTAGTTGTTTTAAAACCACGAACTCTAAGTTCATGTACTATTTCACCCAACGACGTGTTTTGTGCCGACATTTGCCATATCAGTTTTAAGTATGGAGCAACTTCTTTCACTATGACTAATTTATGTGGTTGTCTGCCGTTGGGCAGGGGATCACCGTTGTTTACAAGCTCGTATCCGTACGGAACTGTTCCACCCGGCCATATTCCTTGGCGCACACGAGCGATTGTAGCGGCTTTTACTCTTTCGCCGGTTAGCTCACGTTCAAAAGCTGATAATAGTCCAATTATGCCTATAACAACACGTCCGATGGCGGTGGAGCTGTCGAGGTTTTCTCTTACCGAAACGAAGTCTATGTCATTGTTACGAAAGAGGTCAATCATGGAATAAAGGTCTTTGGGATTCCGGGTTAATCTGTCCAGCTGAAAAAAGATAATCCCATCAAACGATTTTTTTCCATGTACATCGTTCAAAATTGCCTGTATTCCCGGTCGATTGAGATCTTTGCCGGAATAGCCGTCATCTGTGATAACGCCGTTTTTGCCGAATTTGGCAAGAGTATATCCAAACGCTTCAAGCATGTTTTTGCAGTGATGGGTTTGAGCATCCAGCGTTGTATAGTCGCCTTGCGCCTGATCGTCAGTGGAACAGCGAGTATAAATGACATATCGTTTGTTACTCGCACTATCGGTTCTTTTCATAATCATACTAATATTCTCCTTTCTACAACCCCTATAACAACCCCCGGTACAAGTCAAGCTATATAACCCCAATATCGCAGAAATAGCCTTTCATTGAGTACCTACGTATTTTTCGAGCAATTTGTATCAAGGCTGAGACAGTTTGTCTTAAAAGCACGTAGGTACCTGATGAGGGGTGATAAAAATGGGCAGAAAAGTAAAAACAAAAAACAGAGATATTGAACTCCATTTTGAGGATACGGCAACAAGTCCGGAAGATCAAAAGTATCGAAATAAAACGTTAAGTAATTCAATCTTTCGCATATTTAAGGATTTGTCGGGCAGAGAACCCACTTATGAGGAGATTACGGGACAGGCAGATATCCAGCTAGATAAGCGCATTCTGAAGCGAACAAGGACACAATAAAATCCTCCGGGAGGGCTCCGTGATGGAGATAGGGGCTTGAAAGGGCTAGCATTAAGTTAGGCTGATGATTGAGACACTCAAAAAAACCTTTAAAAGGAGGAGTGTCTCATGAATCGAAATTACAGCGGCTTATTTGAAAATTGGGAAATCGCAGTTGCTACAAAAGTTATCAAGCGTTATCAGAATGACGGAACAAGTCTCAGGTACGAATCATTTGAAGATTTACTTCAGGAGTGTTTAATCCAGTGGTTTTATTCCCGGGACAAATATGACAGCGAACGTGGAGCATTAAAGACAACGTACATGTCGAGAATTGTTACCAACAAACTGCACGACATTTCAAGGAAACGATCCACAGATAAACGCAAAATCCTACACGAAAGCTATTCCTTAGATCATCTTTCAGGAGATGAGGATTCCGAGTCAGAGGTAGATGGTTTATTTGCCGATACGGATACCGTTATCCAGACCGATCTCAAAATTACTCTTACTGAAACATATTCACAACTTACAGCAGACCAGCAGAGACTTTGCGCTTTGATGAGGGATGGATATTCCAACATTACAGAGCTAAGCGAAATCATGGGGATAGGAAGGGCAACGGTATATAGGGAGAAAGAAAGGATCAAAAATGTATTTGAGAAGGAAGGGTTGAAAGATTTTTTGAAATAACCTGAGACACTTTCGGAAAAAAGAACGTAGGTACTCAGTGAAAGGAGAAAAACATGCGAGTTTGCAGATTTAAATTTAAACAGAAAGTAAGCAAGGAACAGATAGAAGAACTGATAACTTTTGCGGTTATATCAGCGGAATGTACATACGGACAGGCAAAAGTAAGGCTGAACGCATCTTATCTCGCATCAGACAGCAAAGCTGTTATCGATGTTTCAAGTCCGGTAGGAGAACACATAGCGGAAATATTTACAGGGTTACTTATCAGAGATTATGGGGAGCAGTCATTCGATGTCGAAAGGGTTCGGGATGAAAGTCATTAAAGGTCTTAAAGATATTTATAAAAACCTTAGCGACTACAACAGAGAGAAGTTGCTAAGAGCCAATTGTAAGAAGTTAAGGAGAAAGAAGTGAGATTGTATGATCACCAAAAAGAGGCGATAAAATTCGCCGTTAACAACAAAGGATGTTGTGCGTTATTTCACGATCCGGGCTTAGGCAAAACCCTTTCAGGGTTAGAGATATATAACCATTACAAAACTATAAACCCAGAGTTAAGACTATTAGTTGTATGTCCGCTTTCCCTTGTGAATGCGGCTTGGGGTGAGGATATAAAAAAGTTTACCGGGTTTACATACTCACCATTTAAAGAGCTGAAGAAAGCAAAGACACTGCCGAATATAGTCGTTATAAATTATGAAGCCCTGATCTCGAAAAAGAATTTACCGGTGATTGAGACACTTATAAGAACTTATCCATTTATGTGCATACTCGATGAGAGTTCTCGCTTGAAAAATAATAAGAGCGTTACGACTAAAACACTTCTAAAGCTATCAGAGTATTTTCAGCACAGGATTATTGCTTCAGGTACGCCTATGCCTAACTCAGAAGTTGAGCTATGGGGGCAGATGAATTTTGTCCAGCCGGAGTTGCTTCACAAATCGTTTTATGCGTTTAGAAATACATATTTTCATTTGGAACGTAATGGCATCATGCGCCGTGGCAGTACGTATATGAGCAAGGATGAATTAAGGGAGATATTCAGCGAGGGATGGAAGTATGCCATTACAGACGAGAACAGAGAATTCCTCATGAATGAGATCAAGCCGTTCACGCATTGGGTTAAAAAAGAAGAAGCATTGGATTTGCCGGAAAAGATAGATGAGACCAGAGATGTATCACTTTCAGCACAGGAACGTCAGGCATACAAGGAAATGGAAAACACGCTCATAACCGAGATTGATGGGGTTGAGGTAGGTGTACAGATTGCGCTTTCAAAACTGATGAAACTCAGGCAGGTCACAGCAGGATTCATCTATTCAGAAGATGGAGAACCGCTTCCTATTGGTAAATCTTCAAAGGTTAAAGAACTGGAGAACGTTCTGGAAGAGCTTGGGAAACAGCAGGTTATTGTTTGGGTGCAGTTTCATCATGAAGTACGTGAGATCGAGAAACTGATACGTGAAAAGTTCGGCAAAGTTGTGACTCTGTATTCAGGTACGAAAGATCGTGAAGAGTCGATCAGACAGTTTAAAGAGAATGAAGCACAGTATCTGATTGCGCATCCCCGGTCAGCGGCTCATGGATTAACGTTTATAAACTGTTCAGCGATGGTGTTTTTTAGTCTGGATTATTCATACGAAGCCCATGCGCAGGCACGTGACCGTATTCACAGGATCGGGCAGAAGTCGAGTTGTCTATACATATATCTGGTAGCGACAAATTCAATTGATGAAGAACTCATTCAGGTATTACATCGAAAAAAATCATTACAGGACGTGGTTTATGGAATCGTCAGAAAAAAGACTCAAAGAAAAAGTTCTCGCAATGCTTAAAAAGGAGTTTCGAGATGCGTGGGTATATAAAACAGCGGATAGATGGAAATCAGGGATACCCGATGTCCTTGTGTGCAGAGGAGGACGCTTCTTTGCGTCGGAACTTAAAGTCGGGAAAAACAAAGCTACGAAGTTACAGCTTAACGTTCTCAAGAAGATTAAACGTGCCGGTGGGCGGGTGGCTGTGTGTCGTAGTGTGGATCAGGTCAGGAATCTACTTAATAACGAAGGAGGTGATTTAAATGATTAAAGTAAACGAAAAACTTCTCATAGCGGTAAAAGTGAAAAGCATCACTGAGTCAGAGGAAGGTATTTCGTATCGAGTTTGCCCGCTTGGCAAAGAGCGTTACACAGCGATGGACATAATCGATACGGATATTCAGTCGTGTTTGGTAAACGAAATCGAAGGAGGGAAGAAATGAATAAAGACAATGAAAGAGAGTTACTCTGCCGTTTCAAATGCGCTAAAGAACGCCGGAACGAAATGAAAGAGGCGTTAAGAGTAGCGCAGGAGGAATACGAGCAGATGGAATCTCAGCTCATCGAGTTTTTGGAGACGAATAGTGCGATATCTACAGCGAAGTATGAAGGTATAGGGTACGCACAGATTCAGAAACCGAGACTTTATGCGAGTTGTAGGCAGGAGAGAATAGAGGATCTATTTGAGTTTCTTAAACAGCAGAACCGAGAGGATCTCATTAAGACCACTGTCATGCCACAAAGTCTTTCAAGTTTTACGAAAGAATGCATAGAGGACGGCATAGAGGTTCCGGAGTGTATTAATTATTATCTAAAACCAACAGTCAGGCTTTATGACTAAAAAGGAGGCATATCATGTCTAATGAAATCACAAAACCAAACAGTTCGTTAATGCAAACCGACAAAAACCAGAGAGGTTTTGAATCGGGAGTTGATCAGGAAGATCTGATTATCCCTAGAGCAAAACTTATTCAGGCATTATCGCCGGAGATGCAGGAAGGGTTAGAAGGAATAAAGATAGGGTCAATAATAAACTCGCTCACTAAGGAACTCTTACCGGATGAGTTTATACCAATCTTCGCATTTAAAAATTATATCCGGTTCAACCCACGCAGTAAGGATGACCCGAATTTTGATCCGGCATTCGAGCCGGGTGCGATTGTATGGAGATCATCAGATCCAAGCGATCCGCTTGTTCAGGAACAGACAAGGTTCGGTCGTAATGGAGAAAAACCGGTAGCGACAACGTTTTTGAATTTCTTTTCTTACTTTCCCGGTGTACCAATGCCGGTGATAGTAAGTTTTTCAAAGACGAGTTACCGGACAGGAAAGCAGTTACTTTCGCTGGGTAAATTCTGCGGAGGAGATATGTTTTCCCGGAAATACAAACTCGCCTCACAAATGGAAACAAACGATATCGGGACTTATGCTGTACTTAAAGTTGTTCCTGTAGGAAGTTCAGCACCTGAAGAGTTTGCTGTCTGCGAAAAACTGTGGGATGACTTCGCCACCAAAGTGAAGGACATTCAAGTTCATGGGGAAGAAGAACCTGTGGATGAAGAAAGACCGTATTAATAGCAAATGCGAGGGTGGGGATGATTTGTCCCCACCCTTGTTTTACTGATAGGAGCGAAACATATGAAATTACCGGAACAATTAAGAGAGGATCGGTTCGGTTTTGTGAAACTGCAAAGACATTCCAAAGCACCGTTTGAGAAGGGATGGCAGAAGAAACCGTATAGGTTCAAAGATATAGAAGAATGGCTTCGCTCAGGGTGTAATTACGGTGTAATGGGCGGAGTCGGTGAGTTGGTAGTAATTGATGCTGACCATAAACGTATAGGTGAAATCGTTAGAGCTGATATCGCAAAAACGTTTACAGTTAAAACTCCGAAGAGCGGGCATCATTTTTATTTTTTATGTAACGACATAAAACGAAAGATTGTACTGAAAAAAGATAAAGAACATTTTGGAGAAATTATATCGTTTGGTTCGCAGGTTGTTGGTTCGGGATCAATTCATCCGGACACAAAAACAGCATATCAGATTGCATTAGATATTCCGATTATTAATTTATCGCAGAAAGAAATATTCGAGCCATTAGCCGAATTCATGATGGACGATAAGGGATCGTCTGGAGGTGTTAGCCCCGAGGATATGGATATTATGACGGTTCTTAATATGAACGGTATTTCACTTAAACAGACATCAGGACAGTATACATGCACGCATCCGGTACACGGATCTAATACAGGTGCGAATCTTGTTGTTAATCCTGAGAAGAATGTTTGGAAATGTTTTAGGTGTGATTCAGGTGGCGGTACGCTTCTCTTAATAGCTGTTATTGAGGGGGTTATTGACTGTTCGGATGCTAAGCCGGGGATGTTGCGTGGAGAGCTTTTCAAGAAAACTGTGCGGATAGCTGAGGAGAAATATGGATTTAAGATTCGACGACAGTCAGGAGGATCTATCCCATCAGGGTTATGGAATGACGAATGGAACGCAAAGTGCCTGATAGGAAGGCATAGGGAACGTATAAGGAACTGTGACAATCTTGGTGGATGGCATTTGTGGGATGGTAAAGCGTGGGTTGTTGATGAGGTGCATTCGATTACTTCTCTTTCTAGGGAAACTGTTAGTACGTTTTATTCGTATTTGCACGACATGGATGAGGACGGACAGAAAGCGTTTCTTAAACATATCAGATCATCAGGTAATGAGACAAAACTTAAGGCAATGGCGAATCTTGCTCGGAGCTGGACTAAGATGTCTATTCGCTCAGATGACTTTGATGCTGATCCGTATTTACTCAACTGTCAGAATGGCGTGGTTGATTTAAAGACAGGGACATTGCTCCCGCACAGTCCGGATTTACTGTTAACGAAGATATGTAACACGTTTTACGATACGAGTGCTGAGTGTCCTGAATGGTTAAAATTCCTGGATACGATATTTCAGGGTAATGATGAATTGGTTTCGTTTATTCAGAAGGCTGTCGGGTACGGGCTTACAGGAGATGTTTCGCAACAGATTTTCTTTATTTTGCATGGTGACGGCGCAAACGGTAAATCTACTTTTGTCGAGACTATTTACAAGATTTTAGGTGGATACGCCGCTATTACCCCCACAGCAACACTTATAGCTAAACGTGGTAGCGAAATACCAAATGATGTCGCACGGCTTAAAGGCGCACGCTTCATTATTTCATCAGAGCTTGAGCGATCCAAACTTCTCGATGAAGCATTGGTCAAAAGATTTACAAGTGAAGAACCTATTTCAGCACGGTTTTTGAGACAGGAGTTTTTTGAGTTTAAACCTACCGGCAAGATTTTTCTTTCAACAAACTACAAACCAACGATTAGAGGAACGGATGATGGTATCTGGCGACGTATCAGACTGATTCCGTTTGAACATAAATTTGAAGGTGAAGAAAGGATAGAGAAATTTGCTGATAAATTTTTGCTGCCGGAATTGCCCGGTATTTTGGCTTGGGCTGTAAGAGGGTTATTAAGGATGCGATCAGAAGGCATGAAACCACCGGAGATTGTTATGGACGCAACTCAGGAGTATAAGACGGCAGAAGATGGAGTAGGAGCGTTTCTGGACGAATATTGCGATCTTAAAGAAATGTATATGGTTTCGGTTTCTGATTTGTACGAAACGTTTAAAGATAATTCTGATTTTTTCATGAAAAAGAAAGATTTTAACGATTATCTGGAGAAGCATGGATTTGAGAAAATCAGAGGTACAGTAGGGAGATATAAAGGTAGATATTGTTGGAAAGGCATTCAAGTACGAGAGTATGAGGAGGATGAAAGTGCTAGCCCCTTCTAAAAAGTCCACCAGAGGGCAAAAAGTCCACCGAGCTAAGTCTTTACTGTGTAATGGTTTAAGGTGTTTTAGCCATTATGTGGTGGAGAAAGTGGAGTTTTTTGCCTATAACTCGTATACGAGAAAAACAATATACACATATACGCATATGGGGGGAATAGGCGATTTTGTCCACTTTCTCCACCCAAATACACAAGTCATTATAAACAAAGGGTTTAAGCGGTGGAGTTTTATTTTAAAAAGTCCACCGGGGTATTGATATGGATAAACACGAACAATTTAAACATATTTACAAAAAGTTCATTGATGGAACCCATTGGTTGAATAAAAGAATGGTTGAGGGTATAGCGACACAGGAAGACAAGGACTTATTCATGGAGCGTGTTGCTGGCCCCATGGATGCCTTATGGGCAGAGATGACGGACGATGAGAAGGAATACTGGAGTACAGTTTCAGATGCGGTACAGGTGTTTAATGGGACGATTGTTGTTGGTGAGTCAAGATCAACGCAGAAGAAAAAAGAAAGACAAATTCAAAGGAAAAAGGATCGAGGTAAGAGATGGAAAAAGTATTTCCAACAGTGCTGATAGTACTGGATGTATTAGCAAGTGTTGTTTATGTATGCAATGGAGACCTACGTCACGCAATTTACTGGTTATCAGCAGGAGTATTAACAGCATGTGTAACATTTTAACTATTTATAAAAATGCGGGTCCTTCTATGGGGGCTTGCGGTGAGGGTCGGGCGAGGCGCATTTTGTCAGTGATGGTAAAAAATAAAAAGGCGTGTCAGTGTCAGTAAGGATTAAACAAAGGGCAACAAGTGGGCAAGAAACGTCAATAAAGGCGAATTTTAGGGTGGAACAGCAAAAAAAGGAGAAAAACTAATGGGAAAGATTAATGTAAACACTGACATATGTGATGTCAGTCTGTCAGAGCTAAAACCAGCGCCGTATAACCCGAGATCGATTTCGGAAGAGGCTATGGTGGGATTGCGTCATTCACTGGAGAAGTTTGGTGTAGTTGATTTGCTGGTAGTCAATAAACGTAATATGCGGATTATATCAGGTCATCAGCGGTATAAGATTTTGCAAGCGGAAGGAGTTGAAAAAGTAAAAGCGATCATGGTTGATGTGGATGACATTAGCGAGATGGCAATGAACGTGACATTAAATTCGCAGGAGATAGTGGGATCATTTACTGAAGCCATTATACCGTTGCTCGAGAAGTTAAGAACAGAGGGCGGGGATGCGTATATCAATTTACGGCTACAAGAATTACGGGAACAGCTTAGAGACTTTGAAAATGAGAATAATGGAGATGGTACAACATTGCCTGATGATATGCCGGAAGCGCCTAAAACGGTTATTACAAAACCCGGAGATTTATGGATACTTGGTGATCATAGATTATTATGCGGGGACAGTACAAAAGAAGAAGATGTCGTACGATTAATGGATGGGCATAAAGCAGACTTGTTTGCGACTGATCCGCCGTACTGTGTTGATTACACAGGTAAAGATAGACCTAACGGAGGAAAGGACTGGACGGATGTTTACAAAGAAATTGATATCCCGGACGCTAAAGCATTTATGCGTGATTTTTATTCGTTGGGATTAAAATTTATTAAACCAAACACAGCGATGTATTTGTGGCACGCATCGAAACGTAGACGTGACATTGAAGATGTATGTGACGAACTGAATATTCTTATCCACCAGCAAATTGTTTGGGTGAAACCATGCATAATTTTGACATACTCATTTTATTCATGGAGACATGAGCCGTGTTTGCTTTTGTGGGTTAAAGGATCAAAACCACCATATCGACCGAAAGATAAATCAATCGGGAGTGTATGGACGGTTGACTTTGTCAAACAAGGTGATCCGACAACACCTGAATATTATACAGATATTTGGGAACTGGATTGGGAAGGAAAAAAGAGAGGGAATAAGATTGCGGAACATCCTACTGTTAAACCAACAGAATGTTTTGCGATCCCTATGCGGGTACATACAAAGGTAGGTGATATTTGTTATGAACCGTTTAGCGGTTCAGGATCGCAAATCATTGCAGGGGAAAGGCTTAACAGACGAGTATTTGCCATGGAACTCGAACCGTTCTTTGTAGATGTTGCGGTTAAACGATGGGAAGAGTTTACAGGTAAAAAGGCAAGGAAAGCGTAATGGCTGAAGAAAAACCAAAACAGAATCTATCGGAGATAGCACGAAAAAAACGGTATTTGCATTTAATTGAGAAAATCCATAGTGGAAAACCATTATCCAATAGGGAAATTCGGGAACTCGAAGAATTCGAGAAAGAACCTCAAAGCGATACGATAGTGAAGTCAGCAGAGGAAGTTGCAGAAGTCATGGACGTATCAGAGAGGACGATCTATAGGTGGCGCAATGAAGGAATGCCGGTAACTAAAGACGGATATTATGATCTTGAGAAAATTCGCATATGGGTTGAAGAAAAGGAAAAAGCGTCGAACGAATCAGGCAAAATATTCTGGGAAGCTAAGATCCGTAAATACAAAGCAACATTACTTGAAATCGATCTCAAAAAAGCACAAAACGAATTGGTTTTGAGAGAAGAAGTGGAGAAAGCGGAGGTCGCACGTATTATAGCTGTTAAGCGATCATTTTTAGCGTTACCGACACGGATGGCACCGATACTTGCGATGAAAGAACCCAGAGAAATTGAAACGCTTTTATACGAGGAAATTGGAGAGATTATTGATGAGTTTGCGGGAGTAAAGAATGAAGACATTGATACAAGACAGAATGATATGGAAAAAAGTTCATAAAGACGCATGGAAGCGTCCGGAAAAGATAAGCGCTAGCCAATGGGCAGATACGTTCAGGTATCTTAATCCGGTAAGTTCAGCAGAACCGGGTAGATGGAAAACTGATCGCACACCATATTTAAGAGGCATTATGGATGCTTTTACGGATAACACTGTCGATGAAATAACCGTTATGGCATCATCACAGGTTGGTAAAACGGAAGCAATGTATAACATGCTCGGATATGTCATTGATCAAGATCCCGGACCCACTCTTATGGTTATGCCGAGAGAAAACGACGCAAAAAGTGTTTCATACAATCGTGTGCGCCCGATGATTGAAGGTTCGCCAGCATTAGTTAAATATATTCCGTCAAATTCAGACGACCTGACAAAACTTGAATATCGGCTAGATAGAATGATTTTATACTTTGCGGGATCGAATAGTCCGGCTGATCTAGCTTCACGTCCGATACGTTATTTGTTTTTAGATGAGATTGATAAATATCCGAAGTTTTCGGGTAGAGAAGCGGATCCCATTAAACTGGCAAGTGAAAGGCAAAAGACTTTTTGGAATAAGAAAACGGTTAAAGTGTCGACGCCTACGACAAGGGATGGATATATTTTCAGAGAATACGAGAAATCCGATAGACGTAAATTTTATGTACCATGTCCACATTGTGGTGAATATCAGGTTTTAGTTTTCGGACAGATAAAGTGGAATCAAAAAGAAACTTCAGCGGAGAAAATCAAGAACGAGCGGCTAGCTTGGTATGAATGTTCAAAGTGTAACAAAAAAATAAAAGATTATCAGAAACCAAACATGCTTAATGCCGGCAAATGGATAGCAAAAGACCGGGAGATTAAAAGTAAACACAGAGGTTTTTGGATCAATTCGCTATATTCGCCGTGGCTGACTTGGAGCGATATTGCGTGTGAGTTTTTAAAATCAAAAGATTTTATAGAGTTACTAATGAATTTTGTTAACTCGTGGCTGGCTGAGGTATGGGAAGAAAAAATCGAAGAAACCACGGTTGATCGAGTTCGGCAACTTGCATGCGATTATGATGAAGGGTTTGTCCCGGACGAAGTAGTTGTTCTAACAGCCGGAGTTGATATGCAAAAAGACCATTTTTATTATGTTATTCGTGGATGGGGGTATAGCGAACAATCTTGGCTTATCAGGTGCGGGCAGGTTGAATATTGGGAAGATATTGTTGAGATAATTTTTAATACAGATTATCGAAAAATATCTGGATCAGAAACTTTACCAGTTTATATGACATGTATAGATTCAGGGTACAGGACGGATGAAGTATATCATTTTTGCCGTAGATGGCATGATAGAGCAAAAGCCATTAAGGGACAGGAAGAAATTTCAAGTGGTAGATTTTATCGTGCATCTAAGGTGGATATAAATTCACTTACAGGCAGTGTTATAAAAAACGGATTAGTACTTTGGAATCTTAATGTAAGTCAGTACAAGGATAAGATAAGCAGATTAGTTTCAAGTAAGGATCCGGTTAAATGGCATATTTTTAACGAACCTACGGAAGAATATCTAAATCAATTTACGGCGGAACATAAAGTATTGGTACGAAACAGGAATACCGGCAAAGCTAAAGAAATCTGGCAGAAAAAACGATCAACAGTCGCAAATCACTATTTAGATGCTGAAGTGTATGCCTTGGCGGGAGCAGATATAATCAGGGCACTAAACCTGCGCAGGGAAGATAGGAAAGTGCATAAAGCGGTCAAACAGGAACATAGCCGTTCAGAATGGATTCGTAAGCGGGAAGGAACGTGGATCTAATGGGCGGACGATGGTTGAAAAGAAATAAAAACTGGATAAAAGAAGAACCAGTAAAAATTACAGAACCTGTAGATGATAGCGAATATGGGGTGCCATTCATTCCAATACGCTGTCCGAAATGCAACAGTAAGGATGTGAGGTGTTATGTTTCCAGACCGCCGATAAGATACCATGTATGTAAAACATGCGAGAAGAAATTTAAAAGTGTTGAAGTATAATATCCTTTTTGGTTTAAATTAACGAAGGGGGATAAAATGTTATCAAAAGAAATGGTTGAAGAGTATCAGAAAATAATGAAAGAAACATATGGAGAAGAGATTTCATTTGATGAAGCAAAAGAACAGGGCGAGAATTTAGTGAGGTTTTATCAGTTACTAATCGATATTGACATGAGAAATAAGAATAAATAACTTTGTACTATTTTGTAGTAAACAGCATATTGAAAAAGATTTTACATGAGATAAACTATAAGTAGATAAACAGGACAAGCAAGACGGCTGATCACCGTTTAGCCCAATAAAATTATAAAACCCGATTCCTTAGCTAAGGGGGAATCGGGTTTTTTTATTGGCATAGAGAAGGAATAAGATGAGTGCACCTACAAAACAAGAAATGCTTGAAAATGTTGAGAATGCCATAAACGCACGTATGACAGGTGGTGCTGTACAGTCGTACTCAATTGGTGGCAGAAATTTGCAGTATATCAGTTTGAGTGAAATGGTGGCTTTACGAGATAAATTGAGACAGGAAATAGCATCGGGAAGTTCACGGACAACATATGTTACGTTTGGAGATCCGGTATGAGTATAAGTGAAAAAATAAATAATGGAATAGATGGTGTTGTAGGTTTCTTTTCACCCAAAGCAAGCCTTAAAAGGCGCATGTATAGATCAGCAATAAAAGTAACAGAAAAATTTGGAGCATATCAGGGAGCGAGCAGAAACAGATTACGATCATCGTGGATACCCGGTGGAGGGTCTGCGGATGAAGATATAATTCCAGACCTTTCAGCACTTAGAGAAAGAAGCCGTGATTTAAATCGTAATGATGCGCATGCTTCGGGCATAACATCGACAATGACGACAAATGTCGTAGGAGTGGGGATTAAACCTCAGAGCAGAGTGGATGGCGAGGTATTAGGTAAAAATGATACCGAAGCAAAAACATATCAAAAGAAAGCTGAACAGGCGTGGAAGAAATGGTTAACTTTTGCCGATGCGGGAAACCGCATGGATTTTTACGAGATACAGCAACTGGTTGATAGACAAATCTTAGAAAATGGGGAAGCGATAATTATCCCTACTATGATTAAAGATAAACGTAGACCTTTCGCATTAGCTTTGCAGGTGCTAGAAGCTGACAGGCTGGATACTCCGCCGAATAAGCGGGGAGATAAATCTGTTCGAGGTGGTGTGAGAATTGGCGAGAACGGAGAACCGGTCGCATATTTTATACAGAAAACACATCCGGGTGATTACAGGTTCAGTAAATCAAGAGACCGTGAGTTTATAGAGATACCGGCAAGGAACGAATTCGGTAGGCAGAATGTATTTCATTTGTTTCCGGTACAACGTTCAGGGCAAACACGTGGAGTACCCTTTTTTGCGCCGGTACTTAATTATTTTAAAGATTTGGGTGAGTATGCGGAAGCGGAACTTGTATCAGCACGAATAGCGGCTTGTTTTTCACTGTTTATAACATCAGAAGCGTCAATGGATTTAAATAACGGTTTTGATCGTAACATGAAAGGTCAATATGTCGAGTCGTTAGAGCCGGGAATGATAAAACATTTATTGCCCGGAGAAAACATAACTTCTTTTAATCCTCAGAGACCAACAGCCACTTTTGAACCGTTCGTCGAAAGAATGTTAAGAGCGATATCAGCGTCGCTGGGATTGCCTTACGAACTTGTTGCGAAAGATTTTAGTAAGACAAATTATTCATCGGCAAGAGCGGCACTATTAGAAGCACGCAGATATTTTAAGGTCAGGCAGGAATGGATCGCCCGCAAATTATGTCAACCAGTATGGGAAATGGTTTTGGAAGAAGCCTATCTCAAGGGAGAGCTGGGCAATATTTCTTTTTATAAAAATAAAACATACTGGACAAATGCGTCATGGGTAGCCCCGGGATGGGAATGGGTCGATCCGCTAAAAGAAGCTAAAGCGTCGGAGGTGGGATTAAAAAATGGAATTGTTACATATTCAGATCTTTACTCCTCTCAGGGGAAAGACTGGGAAGAATGTTTTGAACAAAGAAAAAGAGAACAAGAAAAAATCAGTGAACTCGGTCTCAATCTTGGAGAAGACAGAAATACAAATATCTCACAAGAATCAGATGAAAATGCCGGAGACGCTGAGGATACAGATACAGGGGTGAATAATGAGGAATAATTTATTTAGAACGGATGTGGTTCGAGCCGGTGATATGAAGATTGATCGTGATAACAATATCATTTATGGATTTGCGGTAGTTTCAAAAGGAGTAACTAAAGACGAACGTGGAGAGTTTGACGACAAGGCATTGGATGATGTTGTGTGTTTCGGGAACAAGTCGACAGTAGGAGTGAAGTCGAGATTTGGGCATCCCAACATGTCAAATACGGCACTTGGAACATTTCTAGGCAGGGTAAAAAGTTTCAGGCGAGATGGAGAAGTTGTGAGAGCTGACTTATATATCGACAAAACCGCATTTGATGCTCCGGACGGAGATTTAGGCGGGTATGTGCTTAAGTTGGCTGAAAGCGATCCCGCAATGTTCGGAGCGTCGATGGTAATCCATTGGGATGCTGAGAAGAAAGAGGAGCTTGACGATAAAGGTAATGAGTTACCACCGATTATACGGGTAACAAAGCTGTTGTCAGTGGATGTTGTAGATGATCCAGCCGCAAACAATGGGCTGTTCGGATCAGCATTTTTTTCAGACAGTGTTAAACCATCTGCAGAGATGTCAGGGTTTCTGGACAAGTTTCTTGCGGAGGCATCTGCCGTAGACAAAATGATCGGGTTTTTAGATAGATACAGGACAAATAAAGAACTTATGCAAAAGGAGGAAAAAGGTATGGAAGCTATAACAATCGAACAATTGAAAAATGAGCACAAAGAGTTGTTTGACACGGTTTTTCAGCAAGGTGTTGAAAATGGTGTTAAAGAGGAAAGGACAAGGGTAGTTTCTATCATGAAAACAGCTGAAGAGTTTACTGGTATGAATCAGCTTGCTTTATCAGCGATAGAAGAAGGCTTGAGTGAAGACAAATCGAGAATCAATTTTCAGCATAAAAGATTAAAAGATCTCGAACTTTCTTCAGCGCCACAAGTCGGACCTGATGACGAGGAAGAACCAAAGAAACAGATGAGTCATTTGGAAAAAGCAAAACAGTTTCAGCAAGAGCATGGCGGAACGATAACGGATGCATTAAAAGCAACAGCAGAGAAAAGAACCTAAAAGGAGGAGAAAATGTCACAAGAAAATATAGGAATGAAAGCATTTACAGCAGGAGAAGATTTAGAAGCTTTTCGCAGGGTGAAATTAAGTGCGGGTAGCGGAACACAGGTAGAGTATGCCGATGCGGGAGACGACTTTATCGGTATTACAGCCGGGAAAGTGTTAGAAGGTGATTTTGTAACCGTAGCGTTAAAACATGCGGGAAGAACATTTAAGCTGACAGCAGGCGAAGCTTTTTCAGTAGGAGCAACATTGTATGGTGCCGATGATGGAAAAGTCGCTGATACAGCAGTAGGCAATTCGATAGGAACAGCATTGGAAGCGGCAACTGCCGATGCAGAAATAATCGAAGGTGTACTCGATAACGGTTCAGCTTCTGATATAGACGGAGCAAGTGTAGCAGTTGAAGCGGAAAACGCAAACGGAGCGATTCCGGTAGTATTTGCTAAAACGGGTATTACTGATGCTACAACAGCAGTCGATATTGTAGAGTCGTTGCCATTTAAATGCAAAGTGATCGATTGGTATTTGATATCAAGAGACACAACGGCTTCAAACGTAAAATTGCAGGATGGAGAGGCGACACCTAACGATATTACGGCAAATAAAGCTAAAGGCACAGCGGATGACACTATCGTAGCCGGTGGGACAATAATCGCTGAACAAGACGAGTTGGAAGCAGAATCAGCGTTAAAAGTTTTAGCGAGTGCTGAAGCGAGTTTCGATGTTTTTGTAACGGTAATAAAAATTAGCTAAATAGGAGGATAAAAATGGGCATTGAATATTCAGGACAGAGAGCCACACCGAGAATGGATCTAGGAACGGCTCTTTTAGAGTACGTGGAACAGGAGAAGGAGTTCATCGGCACGTCAGTCATGCCGATATTTAAGACGCAGAAACAAAAATCGGTATATCCTGCGATAACCCGGGAAAGTATTACTCGAAATGCTGATACAAAAAGAGCCATGAGAGGAAACTATAACCGTGATGGGTTCAGCGCAAAGGATAAATCGTATAACTGTCAGGAACACGGTTTGGAAGGAGTATTGGATGATAGCGAAAGAGAGATGTACGCAAGTGATTTTGATGCGGAGTTGATAACGACAAAAATCACCATGCGTAGAGTTCTTCAAGCGCAGGAAAAAAGGATAGCAAGTGCATTATTCGATACAAGCGTATTTACGGGATCTGATTTGTATACAGACATATCCGGATCAGCTCCGTGGGACGCTGTAGGGAGCAAAGTTATTACACAGATACGCACAGCAAAATCCAAAGTGCGATCTAACTGCGGAATGAATCCAAATGCGCTTATCATGAGTTCGACAAATATCGAACGGTTGAAAGCGAATACGGAGATAGTTGATCTTATCAAATATACACAGAGACCGACAGATGCTGAGGTGAGATCGGCTTTAGCTGATTTGTTCGGGGTGAAATATATATTTGAGGGGAAAGCTATACAAAATACCGCAAAAGAGGGGAAAGCCTTTGTAAGTGGCGATATATGGAGCGACGACTATGTTCTTTTAGCTCTTGTGGCGAATGACGGACAGGATTTGTCACAGCCGGGTATAGGCAGAACATTTTTGTGGGAAGCAGACAGCCCTGATAATGCGGTAGTTGAACAGTATCGTGCGGAAGATGTGAGAAGTGATGTTTACCGAGTTAGGCAACATGTAGACGAGCAGGTTATTGATTCGTATTTTGCTCATCTTTTAAAAGTAGACTGATCTGGCAGGGCGGGGGATTAACTCCCTCGCCCGCTTAGCTTGGAGGAGAATATGATCAGCAAAAATATGACAAAAGAATTATGTGGAGAGAAACACATCGCTCTGGAGAAAGAAAACAAAGAAACAAAAGAACAGTTAAAAGAGCATGATGAAAAGATACGGGTAGCAGACGTTAAATTCACAGAACTCTCAGGCGATATCAAACATATCAAAGATCGTATTGATAATGGGCTGTCGAAAACTGTGTATGAGATCAGAGAAAAGATGGATGAGTTTATCCCGGTTGTAAGAGATAGCGCAGAGTGGGCGGGAAAATTTAAACAGGCAGTATATTTCATTTCTGTAACCTGTATAGCCGGGGGGCTTATCGGGTTAGCTTTTTATGTAACTGGTCTTCTAATAGAAAGGATTATTTCAACATGAGTTTTAAAGAACAGCTACCAGATGATATGAAGCAAGTATTTCTTAATACAGATGAATTTGCCGATGAAATAGAGTATGCGTCTTCGGGCGTATTGCCGAAAGAAATAAAAGCGATAGTTGTTTTTAAAGAGCTTGAGCTAACTGGAGAGAATAACGGCAGGGCGATAAAAAACCAAGCTGAGATATATATTCTAAAAGATGAGGATGACGGTGTTTTGCAGATCAACAAACAGAATGACAGAATAACATTTAATGATTCTGAAGGAATAGAACGAAGGGGAAGGATAGTTGATATTATTACGCAAGATGAAGGAATGTTTCATCTACTGGTAGGTTGGTAATGAGTTTAAACGTTGAAATAGATTCAAGAGAACTGGATAACGCAATCAAAATAGCGCCGAGACAATTAAAAATTGAACTTGGTGATGGGATGGATCGTATCACCAAGGGTTTTCTGAAAAGGTTTAGACAGCAAAAACTTCAGGGCCCACCGGGTGTGAGAGGAGCATCAGGACACGGTCTTTTTGGAACATTTAAACGTGTATCGCTTGTCACTTCATCAATTTATGATATGGGCATGGAAGTGTATACCGATTCTAAAATAGCACGGTTGCACGAAGAAGGCGGAATAGTAAGGGATCCAAGTGGCGGACGGTTAGCTGTACCGTTATCAGCAAGATCTCAAATGTTCACAGGGAAAGGAAAGCTGAGAAAAAGATACAAAAGTCCGAGAGAACTTAAAAATGTAAAACCGATGAGATTTAAAGGGAAAACGTTTTTGACAAGAGTGTGGAAGGGGACAGGCAAACTAATGCCATTATATGTTTTAAAAAGGCAAGTCAGGATTAAACCCCGATTAGGTTTTTACCGGACTTGGGATGGATTGGATAATTACAGGATAAATATTTTGAATAGTTCGATAGACAAGGCTTTGAAGAAAATATGAATGAAACAGTCAGAGAAAAAATATTACAAAATCTTAAGACCACGCTGGAAAGTATCACTACTGATAATGGCTATAATTTTGATTTCAACGCAGATACAGTTCAAAGATGGTCAATGCACGGTAACAGTCTGGTTGATGTTCCGACAGTTATTTTAAGCCCCGGTGACGAGGAGGAAAAGGGCGGAACATTACCGTATATACAATGCGAGTTGACAGTGTACTTAGATGTGTTTTTTATAAATAACGAGTCGGACAGTATTGTGACCGATACTTATCTGAACAGATTGCAGGGGGATATAAAAAAAGCGGTTTTGTCGGATTATTCAAGAGGAGGATACGCAATTGATACAAATGTTCGAGGGACGACTCCATTTGAGACAACGGAAGGACAGCAGTATGCGGGGATAATTATTGAGATAGGGATAACATATCAGCATAAACGAAACGATCCGACATTAGTAAATTAAAGGGAGGAAGATAATGTTAACAAGAAAAAGACAGTTAGCTGTTAAAGAGGAATCAATAGAAGGTACGGCGGAAACTCTATTGGCAGTAAATGCGGGTATACAGGTCAAATATTATCCAAAGGCAAACTATGACCCTGAAATGTATCAGAGAGATATAGTTCGTTCGTCATTAACAAAACTGGGAAAACTTACAGGTAAAAGATCAGCGGGATTAGAGTTCAGTCTCGAATTAAAGGGGGCGGGAGATATTGAAAACGAACCCGAATGGGCTGACATAATTAAGGCATGCGGTTTTGAAATAAACAGTTTGCAGAAAATAACGATCGGGGCAATAACTTCGGGACCCTTTCAGCATGGCGAGACTATTATTGGAGGCAGTTCGGGAGCGCAGGGAAGGGTTGTCATAGAGACATCTACAGGAACAACGACGTTGTATTATGTCGCAATAAGCGGTACTTTTGAAAACAGTGAAACGATTACCGGTTCAACTTCAGAAGCCACGGCTACTACAGGTTCGGTGCCGGGTACTGCCGGTCAGGAGATTAAACCAATTAGCGATAATGTTACATCAGTGACCATGGGTTTATATGAAGATGGTGTCAGAAAACTGCTGAAGGGTTGCAGGGGGACTGTTAAATTCAATTTCAAAATAGGCGAGCCTGTTTCAGCGGATTTTAGTTTTATGGGTGTTGAAGCGGGTGTATCAGATGCATCACTTCTATCAGGATTGTCGTTTGATCAGACAGTGCCGCCAGTGCTTTTGAATGCGACTATGCTATGTGACGATATTTCATTAAATGTCGGAGAAGTCGAGATCGATATAGCGAATACACTTGCACCAAAAGATAAGATCAGTGATTCGAAAGGTATTCTATCGTACATGATAACCGGTAGAGACGCACAAGGATCATTTAACCCGGAAATGGTGTCTGTAGCGACACATGACTTTTTCGGGAAATGGTTTAACAATACTCCTGTAGTTATGGACTTGGAGTATGGAGAGACGGCTGGTAACAAATTCAGATTCTATTTACCCGCAGTCATATATAACAAAGTAGATGATAACGACAGGGACGGAATACAGTTAGCGCAAACCGGCTTTGATATAACCGGATCTATAGACCCGGGTGACGATGAACTAGCAATACTATTAATCTAGGAGGAAGTATGTTTACAGGAGTTGATATAAGTTCAACAAGAGAGTATGTGTCAAAACACGATCCGGATAAAGATAACCCAACAATATTCCATATTGGTGTTATGGATCCTGTATTGAGAGCGGAGATAGACGATGAAAGCAGTTTATATGAGATGAGTTCAGCGAATCCGGATGAGAAAGCCAATGTAAGGCTTAACTGGAATAAACGCCAGATTAAAGCAATTAAATACGGGCTGAAAGGGTTGGATAATTTTATTGATCCACAGACAGGTAAACCGTTAACGCTAGGTTTTGAAACGTTGAGATATGCAGGAAAAATGCGTGAATCTGTACCGGATAGGATCATTGCAATGTTTCCGAACAATTTAAGACAGGAACTGGCAGAAGTGATTCTGGAAGAATCGAAGTTGAGCGAGGCAGAAACAAAAAACTAATACTGGCAGTTCATGCGGGTGAAATATCGGTGAACTGCCAAGCCTGTTTTAAAGGGCATAAGGGATTTTGTGAATATGAACAACCGGGACAGGAAGAGTGGGAACTCTATGGGGAAACTTATACAGGATGTCCATTCAGGATAATCACAAAACAAAGCGGTACGTATTTAAAAGCGTATAAATATTACAGAGAAGGGTATTTCCCGAATGAAGGTGGATGGTTATCACAGCCAGCAAAGTTTTTGGATGCTTTAGAGATAATTGAACGGGAACTCAAAAACATTGAATCTGAACGAGCTAAAAAGAGGGAACGGTTTAAAAAGTGACAAACAAACAGCTTTCAATAATATTACGGCTTAAAGATGAAGCCAGTAAACGTTTGCAAGGTATACGTGGCAATTTGCAGAGGTTCGCTAATTCATGGAAAAAGAACTGGCTCGCTATAACTGCGGCAATTACAGCATCGATAATGGCGCTTCGCAAAGCATGGGATTTGATGGAACTTGGTGCTAAAGCTGAACAGCAAAAACAAGCGTTTAATAATCTAGCGACGTCTTTGGGTGTAAGTGCGGACAAAATGATACAGGATTTACGCCGGATGTCCGGGGAAACGATGTCTACAGCCCAAATAATGGAAAAAGCTTCACAGGCGATGATATTGGGTATCGATCCGGATAAATTATCAAAAATGATGGAGATCGCAAGAGCCTCGGCAAGAGCATTTGGTAAAGATGTTGGGTTTATGTTTGAAAGTATAGCAATCGGTGTCGGCAGACAGTCAAAACTTGTTCTTGATAATTTGGGTATTATCGTGAGTGCGGGTGATGCATACGAGAAATATGCCAAGAGTATAGGGAAGTCAGCTAAAGATTTAACTGAGCATGAAAGGAAGCAAGCATTTTTAAATGCCACACTTGAGGCAGGCGAAAAAATACTTAAACAAATAGATACATCTACAATGACAAACCTTGAAAAGATGCAGAAGTTAAAAGCCGGATGGGCTGATTTTTCTATGCAGGTAGGTCAAGCGCTATGGCATGTTCTCGGGTTATTCCAAGGATTTTTAGAGCAGATATATTCCGGATTTTTTAAGTTAATGGAAATAGGTGTAGTCGTATTCCAAAAACTACTTATCCCATTGCAAAAATTTTATGATCTTTTAAGCAAGTTACCCGGAAATCTTGGTGAAACGTATAGAGAAGCCAGCGAGTCTATACAAAGACTATCAGAGAGCATGAACATAAATAGAGAAGCATTTGAACTCGCTTCGATGGATAGCGCTCAAAAAGCGATGGAGCAGTATGAACTTGTTTTTGCGAAAGTTCGGGATTCGGGGACGAAGACAACAGAAGTGCTTAAAACGGTTGCGGGGCAAGTTGTGAAACAGGCACAAAACGTAAATAGTTCATTTAACGCAATGGAAGAGTTTGCCAAACAATCAGCACGAAACATGCAAAACGCATTTAGTCAGTTTTTCTTTCAGGTCTTCACCGGAGAACTAAAAAGCGTTAAAGATATATTCAGTGAATTTTCAAGAGCAATGCTTCAGATGATATCAAATATTATTGCGAAGATAATGCTTATAAAGATGTTCAGTGCTATGGCAGGAGCTGGCGGGTCACTTTTTGGTATACCTATAGGGCAACTGTTTCATTCAGGAGGGGTAGTAAGAAAATATCATAATGGCGGTATTATCAGGGCTCATCAGGGGTTAGCTCCGGACGAGGTTCCCATAATAGCGCAGACAGGTGAAGGGATACTTTCCAGACGTGGGATGAGGAATATTGGCGGGTCTGACAATTTACGTGCACTCAATAAAGGCGAAACAGGGACGGGAACGCACGTTACAGTAAACGTAAACCAAGTTATACAGGCATGGGACGCACAGGATGTGTGGCGTAATAGAAGAACATTATCTGATGCGGTAGCGAAGGATCTGGAAACAAACGGAAATTTCAGAAAAGCATTGAGACAATATGCGTAAGGTGGAGATGTGGCTGTATTAAATGTAATACCAGATTTTGTTTTTGAAGAGAAGATAGAGTTCGAGACGTTGATCACGAAATTCGAGAATGGAGTAGAACAGCGCCGATCGAAACAAAGCATTCCACTACGAAAATGGACATTACAGTTTCATAATAGAACAACAGAGGAGTTAACTACTATTAGATCATTTTATGTCGCACGTAAAGGTAGTTATGAATCATTTACTTGGGTAAACCCCAACGACAGCGTCGAGTATGCAGTTCGGTTTGACAGCGATAGCTTTGTTTTTGTGAATAAAGCTTCAGGTATATATGACTGTTCATTTTCTTTGACGGAGGTGAAGTAATGCGATCGTCAGGTGAAGGGTTCATAAGCGAAAAAGCAAAACAGGCGAACCGTCCGGTACTTCTATTTACAATACACGATTATACGGGAACAGAAGGAGAAGACCTCAATTTTTGTGATTATGATCAAGATATTGTTTATGCAGGTGTGACATATACAAAATTTCCAGTTAGGTGTGATTTTATAGGAGACAACGCACAAGGAAGTATAAATACAATTAAGGTAGTTCTGGGAAATGTATCAAGGCTGATACAGTCATATTTAATGGTGTACGATCTCAGGGGGCTGAAGGTCTCAATTAAGCTGGTTTTTGCGGATAAGCTGGATGATGAAGACGCATATGTTGAGGATGTTTATTACATAGATAGTTATCAAACAAACCAGCAGGATGCGGTATTTGAGCTTACTGGCAAATTCGATGTTTTATCACTCAACTTGCCGGGCAGGGTATATTCCCGGAACTATTGTTCGTGGAAATTTAAAAGCGAAGAATGCGGTTATGCCGGGGCAGAAACAGAATGTAATAAAACTTTGCAGAGATGTCGGGGTTTAAGTAATACCTTACGTTTTGGCGGGTTCCCTTCGATACCGACATCAAGGATATACGTGAGATGATAACACAAAAAACAATTATAGAGAAATATGTTGGGATACCATACAGGCATTGTGGACGTAAGATATCAGGACTTGATTGCTGGGGGTTAGTTAAAAATGTGTATAAAGATTTGGGGTACGAACTGCTTGACATGGATGAAGATAGTTATGCTGTTAACTGGGCTCGTCTTGGTAATAACTATTTCATAGAAAACTATCATAAAGAATGGGAACAAGTATATTGTCCGCAAACTTATGATGGTGTGCTGTTTCAAAACAGAAAAGGGATATGTGATCACGCCGGGGTTGTGCTTAGCGGGAATAAATTTATTCATACATGCCGAGCAGGTACGGTTATTTCTAGTCTAAACAACAAGTCTTGGAAAGATAAGATATATGGGTTTTATAGATTAAAGAGGATGTCAGGATGATAAGAGTTGTATTTATTCCAAACATTTTAGAAAAGAAAAACCGGAAGAATGACGAAATCATTTACCGTGGGGGTATGACTGTATCTGATTGCTTGAAGTGTTCCGGCTTTGATGTTAAGGGATGCGGAATAATACTTAACGGTAAAAAGGTTAGTGATGACAGTATCTTTGTCTCTGACGGTGATGAAATACTGATCGTACCGGAGATAAAAGCGGCTATAGGAGCCGCAGTTATTGCTATCTTTTCATTTTTAGCAAACAACGCCGCATTGATCGGAATGATTGCTATAGCGGGAATAAGTTACGCTATTCAGGCAAGTAATAAACCAAAAATGCCAAGTTTCGGGAGCACCGGAACAGATACCTTTGAGGATAGTTCTCCCACTTATGCGTGGGATGGTATCCGCACATTATCAGATGTGAGCGTTCCGATACCCATAATCTATGGTGAGCATAGATGCGGTGGAAATATTATTAACCAGTTTGTATGGAATGATGGCGAAAAGAATTATCTCAATATCTTGATTGGCTTATGTGCAGGTGAAGTAGAAAGTATCGACAGTATAAAAATAAACGACAATCCAATGGAGAATTTCTATGGAGTGGATGTGTATAAACGCTACGGTACAAACGATCAGGATATAATTCCCGCATTTGAAGACTTACATCAGAGTTTTGATATCGGGGCTAAATTAAGTTACGACACTCCGTATGTCTATACAACATCAGACACAGAAGTTGAGGCAGTTGAAGTGCAGTTAAATTTTCCATACGGATTATATGAACAGGGGAATAGCGGTGGCGTATATTCTGAAACTGCAAAATACCGTGTTGATTATAAATTGCACACAGCGGGAGAGTGGACGGAACTTGAAGAACAAGAAGTGACCGGAGAAACTCGGTCAGCCGTAAAGCGTATATACAGAATAGAAGGGCTCACTGCCGGGCAATATGATATTCGTATAACCAAAACAAGTGAAGATGGAGATAACGCAAAACATATCAACGAAATGTATTTGCAACGTATGGATGAAATAACAACAGATGATTTAATTTATCCAAAAACTGCGCTTCTAGGTATACGGTTTCTTGCGACAGACCAAATATCAGGAAGCACGCCGACAATAACCGTCCTTGTTAAAGGCAGAAAGATAAGAGTGCCGGAAATTAAAAATGGTGAGAATGATGTTGATTGGGAAGACTATTATTGGGATCCGGTATCTGAAACATACAAATTGTTGGCGGACGATACTGTATTGAGCTGGGACGGTGAAGCATATGTTACCAAATATTCCGCTAATCCAGTGTGGTGCATGAGAGATTTGCTGACAAATAACATTTTCGGGTTAGGGGACTATATCGAGAGCAATGATATAGATGATGATTTATATCTTGAAATGTCACGATACTGTGAGGAAAAGGTTGAGGTCACAGATAGCGATGGCACAACTTATTATGAGAAACGGTTTAGGATAGATGCTGTTATCGATGGAATGTCAAGAGCACTTGATTTAGTTAATCAGATATGTGGCGTTTTCAGGGGCATGGCGTTCTTCTCTGAAGGAAAGATAAAAGCCAAAATAGATAAACCTGACGATATAGTCCAAATATTCGGCATGGGATCCATAGTTGAAAATTCATTTATTCAAGAATGGAAATCCCGTAAAGATATGCCGAATGTTATCGAAATTCAGTATATGGATAAAGATAAGGATTATAAGAACGAAACAATAGCGGTGATTAATGAAACATCATTAGCGAACGGTGATCCAGTACGCAAACAAGCGGTAAGATTATTAACCACAAGAACATCATATGCACTCAGAGAAGGACGGCATATTTTAAACCGAAGCAGAATAATTAATAGTTCAGTGCGTTTTAAAGCAGGGATAGACGCTGTAACAATTCAGAGTGCGGATCTTATCGGGATTTCACACGATTTACCCCAATATGGTTATTCCGGCAGGATATTGTCAGGTTCAACGGTTTCTTCAGTAAAGATGGATAGGGATGTTGCGGTAGCTTCTGGCAAGACATACAAACTGCAGGTGCAATTTGCGGATGGGACTATTGAGGAAAGGACAGTTACAAATGCTGAAGGGACATATTCGGAGATAGCAGTATCAGTTCCGTTTAGCCAAGCCCCACAGGTATATGATTCATACGCATTTGGAGAAAATAACAAGGTCGTTAAACCGTACCGAGCATTGTCAATGCAGAGGGATTCAAAAAACGAAGTTACAATTATAGCTATTGAGTATGACGAATCTGTATATGATGACTCGGCAGTCTTATTGCCAAGCAATAACTATTCGCAGTTTGCCGGAGATATCCCGGATATTACAGATTTAAAATTACATGAAGAGATCAAAGTTTTAGGTGACGGTACAGTCGAGAGCACGATCGGTGTGTCATGGAACAATCCAAACGTATCGGGATATGATTTGAAAAGTTTTGCTGGAGTGAGAATATTTACTTCAAAAGATGGCGGAGGAACTTGGACGCTAAGGGGAACAAGCACAGGCACGATACACACGATAATGGGAGACTTGCTGGAAGGCGATAGTGTAAAGGTAGCGGTTGTATCTATATCTGACATTGGTGGACAGAACAGTATAGGGGACAGCCCGCAAGGGGATATTGTGATTGAAGGTAAAAGTGCGCCTCCGGGAGATGTTGGTGGATTTTCTGTTTCATTTGCCGGAGATTACCTGCACTTTTCATGGGCTGAAGTCGGAGATCCGGATTTAAGAGGATACGAATTAAAGCAGTTACCGTTTGCGGATGCTGAATGGGCATTGGGAACAATAATAGCGGAAAACATAACTGGTTCATCATATGACTTGCTCACGGTAAGTTCAGGACAGAAACATTATGCTATTAAAGCGGTTGATACTTCAGGGAACTATTCAGATGAGATGACTGTTTTCAGTTTATACATTACTGATGTTCCTGAACAAAATATAGTTTTATCTGAAGACTACAATTTAAGTGAAGGCGTTCTAACTGGGTCAGCGGAACGAGTATGGATGAAAGGATATTCACAGGATTATTACAGAATTGGTATCCAGATTGAAGCGCAGAATAAGTGGGATACTGAGCATGCTTGGTGGGACGAATTGGGGATCACATGGGATGAGCCTGTTGAAGTAGATGAAGCCGTATATATTTCTAAAGTATCAGATCTTGGCGGAATACTAGAATCCAATATTTCCATGCAGACTGGCATTTTTAATGAGCAAGGTGGTTCAGTTCAAATCTTTATCGCTTATTCAGATACTGAGACGGAACCGGATAATTGGGAAAGTTTTTCTACAGGAAGATATTCTGGTAGATATTTCAGGTTCAAATTAGTCATGAAATGTAACGATGCGGACTATATGTTAGCACTATACCGTTTATGTGTAACGTTTGATGTGGATGACAGAACACAGGAAGGCATGGGCATTGACGTTTCGGGCAGTGGATGGACAACGATCAGTTTCAATAGTTTTATAGAGGTTAAAGGATTGCTTGTAGTTTGTTCCGGATCAGCATATGTGGTTGACGTTGATCAGAGCAGTTTGCCAGAAGGTTTTAATGTCAGATTAAAAGACCCGGCAAACGTTATGGTACAAACTGCGGGGAAAATAAATTATTACGCAAAAGGGTATTAAGGTGATGTTATGGCAAAAGCAATATTTCCAGCGGTAGGAAACGAAAGCACAAAACCGGTATCGGGAGGATCCCCGGTATCGAGCGATATAAGAAACGCATTAAGCGCATTATTCCAGGGCGACATATCCGCATTACGTCCACAGGCGCAAGATACACCTGATATGACAGTGGAAGTATCAGGGAGTAATATAGAAAACTATTTTTACCAAATTCATCGTAATGGTGAACCTGTAGTTTTTGAAGGAGGTAATTCTCCGGGCATAACTGCGCCAACAGGAAACCCCAGAGTTGATATTCTTTATCTGAATAACGCAGGCGATCTTGCTTGGTGTCAGGGTGACGAAGACGCAACACCGGTAGCCAAATGGAGCAATTTGCCGGATGATGCAATATCCATATGTTCGGTTTATTGCAAAACGACAATGACAAAGATAGTTAATTACGAGGACAAGGACGCTAATTCGAACGAGGGGTATATATATCAAGATGTAAGAACGCTGTATATGATACCGAAAGAGACAGACTTAAGTGATTCTATAGATAATTTTACGATCAAATATGTTAATAGCAAACTTCAGGTAGCAGATCGTATTGAAAGTAACATCATGCTGGCATTTTTCAAGATAGCCAGCAATGAGAGTTTATCTAAGTTCGGTATGGTTGATGGGATTATAGATTCTTTTGAAGATAGTTCAGGGATAGATTCGGGAGCGAGTTCAAACTATTCTATTGAGGATGGTGTTGTATCACCACAGAAAAGCGGCGGAGGGATAGACAGTTATGTAAAGCTGTTAACTCATTTTAACGGTGCTGGTGAAATACTTTATCAAGGTAATTTTTCGAGTTCGCTTACAGTTTCCAGTTCATATGAGACAGACAAACTCTTAGATAAGAAATCAACAACGTACTGGGGAGATCAAGCGCATCAGGGTGCAAGCCATACATTAACTTATGATTTCGGTAGCGGTAACGCAAAGGTTTTGAAAGGGTATTGTCTCGGCGCTCAGAACGACAGTTATTACGCACGTACTTTTAACGCATGGAATTTTCAGGGATCGAACGATGGTACAAATTGGGATACACTTGACTCGCAGTCAGTAACTTGGGGTCAGGGCGAGAGAAAATATTTTTCATTTACAAATAGTACAGCCTATAGGTATTACCGGTTCAGTTTTTCTTCTATACAAACTGCTGATGAAGGACATTTATCATGGCTTGAATTTTATTCTGATGAAGTAGGATTTAAAGATATATCAGATAGCGGGCAAACTATGACCCCGACCAACAATAGTGCAATAATGCCAGTTCAAACAAGCAGGACAGCCGGATTTTTTGATGGTGATTCTGATTACTTGAAAGTCGACTGGACACCTACATGTTGGAATTCAAACTATACGCTTGAATTGGAAATTCTGTTTCACGAAACACCGCAAGGGTATCCGTTTACACATTACACAAGTGATTCATCGTATTTAGGGTTAAGTGTCAGCAGTTCGAGTATTGTATGGGGAGGCACGTATTCGCTCTGTACGGCATCAGGGTTGAGTTTAGCGCAGAACACATGGTATCGCATCAGGATAATACGAAACGGTAACGATTACAGCATATATTTAAACGAAGAACTGATCGGAACAAACACCACATCAACGACGGTATCGCCAACAGGGAAGGTCGGAATTGGAGCATTGAGATATGGAGAGAACATAGCCAATAGCCATACATATAGCTGGATAAAATATTTCCGGATATCAGATACGGTAAGACCAAATGAAGCGCCGACACTACCTTATATGTCAGATGTGAATACTTTGTTGTTGCTAAATTTTGATCCGCCGTCAGGGGTGAATAATCCTTTGGGGAGTGGTGCGTATTTTGACGGTACAAGTGATTGTTGGCTTTCAGTACCAGACCATGCAGATTGGGATTTTGGAACAGGAGCTTTTACTATTGAAGGATTTTTCAAGTGGGATGGTTCTGCCGGAGGCACATGTATGGTTGATATTGGTGCTGGTGGAACAGGCACAGGAATCAGGATGTCAATATATGATGGAGGCGGAACTTCAGGGTTTCATACTTATTTAAATGCTACTGAGTATCAGGGATTGGGTTTCACTCCGATACCGAACGTATGGTATCACTTTGCTACTTGTCGAGATAGTAGCGGGAATCTACGGATGTTTATAAATGGAATGCAGAGCAATTCTACTGCAACCGGAACAAACAGTAAAAATATTGCAGGAACACTGTTGATGAAAATTGGAGAAGTGGGTGGAGGCGGTGCTAATTGTAAGGGTTGGATGAGAGAATTACGAGTTTCCAATACAGCGAGATATACAGCTAACTTTATCCCGCCGATAGTAGCTTTCACTTCTGATGTTAATACAAAATTACTCATGCACTTCGATGGTACTCCTGACGATACAAGCGGAGATATTTTTGCTGATAATGGAAATACAGGTCATACAGTAACACGTAATGCTGATGTTGTCTGCCGATTCACAGAAGATTATCGAAATTGCATCATAACAGATGAGAGCGCCAATGGGTACAATGTTATTTGTGTAGGCACAGCCAAACTTGATTGGGTGTCAGTATTCGGCTCAGGTGCGTATAAAGGGTTTTCAAATAGCGATTATCTGACAATCCCCGGCGGATCAGATTTCCAGTTTGGGACTGGCAACTTTTCGGTAGATTGCTGGTATAAACCTTTGGAAACTTCAACCGAACACTTTCTGGTCAGTAATTACAATAGTGGTGGAGTATCGTGGACAATCCGGAAGACATCTTCCAATTATATTCAGGTATATGTTGTAGATACAAATTACACGACAACCTTACCTTTGATCTTTGGGGAATGGTATCACATCGAAGTATGCCGGGCAGGCACAGGTTCAAATCAGTTACATATTTTTGTTAATGGATCGCTGATTTACTCCGGAACGTGCAGTATGGATATTCAGGCAACGGCAAATGTTACTATCGGGAACGAAACATATTCGGCAAGAAGGTATGGTTTGAAAGGATGCCTTGATGAGCTTAGGATTTCAAAAGGCATAGCAAGACACACAGCGTCTTTTATTCCTCCGATATCTGAATATGACGAAGGTACGCCTGAAAATATGGATCTTCATAGCGCTCAATTTGTTGCTGAAGAAAATCCGGATACTGTACGTATAGTCGTTCAGGAGGAAGACGTTGAAAGTATTACGCTTAATTCAGATTTAAAAGCGTACATCTCACGTGATGACGGATCGACTTGGGAAGAAGCTACTCTGTTGGAGGAAGGTGATTACGGTACAGGCAAAAGGATATTACACGCTGTAGCGGATGTTTCCAGTCAAAGTGCTGATAGCGATGTGAGGTATAAGATTACGTCGCATAATAACAAAGACTTAAAACTGCATGGCGTAAGTTTAGCATGGGATTAGGAGGCGATATGGTTAAAAGATTGATTACAGAAAAACAATTGAAAAAGTTAAAGGAAAAAGTCCAAGCGAGGAAGGAGTTAAAATCAGCGATTACTAAGATCAAAAATGTATGCGGATTAACCGCAAAAGAAGTAAAAGCGTTAAGTATCGCTTTTGCTGAAAAGGAAGAAGGAGGCACGAAATGAATAAGTTGATATTAGACTATGTTACGGGAAATATTCCACAACTCTTGACGGCAGGTGTTGGCATCGGGGCGGTATGGTTTATACTAGCTAAGGCACTAAAGGTGCTTAAAGAGATCAGCGAGCTACTGAACGCTGTACTGGTAGCTTTTGCGGATAAGAAACTGACTAAAGACGAGATAGCGGTCATAGTCAAAGAGGCAAAAGATATACCGCTTGCGGTAAAAGCGGTAGTTCAGAAATAACTTGCCAACTATAACACTCTATGGCCTACTCTCACAGAAAAGGAGGAGTCATGGAATCTAAAGAAAAAAGTCGCAATGAGCTTATGCTGATTGACAAGGATCGTGGGATTAAGAATTTCCGCATTTTAAATAAAGATGAGCTTATGCATCTTCTCGGTGAAGGCATAACTCAACAGGAAATTGATGCGCTTGTATCTGGAGCGGTTAAAAGATGGAAGTCCGGCTGGGGTTCAAGGAAGGTGAAAAAGTGAAAGTTAAAATGGAACTGGATTTGGATGTGCAAATGGGTGTCGGTTCACTCAACGGAACAGGCTGTCAGGGGTATTTGCCCAAAGGAACAACGTATGATGATATAGTGCGTGTGTTCGGGGGGCCGCAGATGACATCATCGCTAGACGGTAAGATTCAGGTGGAATGGTACGGGAGGATCAACGGTTTGCAGTTTACAATTTACGACTACAAATCATCTGTTGAACCTGAGCGCAACACTGACTGGCATATAGGAGGAAATTATAAGTTTGTTGCGGAATTAGTAAAACTCTATTTAATTGAATATAAAATCTAAATTCGATCAGTAAATCCCTTTTTATGAATATGGAAAAAGAAAGGGATTTATTGGGAGAGAGGAGTTCACGGAAAATTCGCTTGAAGTAAGTATCATATTATGGTAACTTAAGCAAGCATGGCTACTCAATTGTTTAAATCCATATATTTTAAAGAAGATGGAGCTTTTGATTTTGCAGGTGGAAAACGAGTCACGGTTTCCTTCTCTGCAAAAGAAAAAGACGTATATAATTTGATATCATCTCTGACTAATGAGGAAATTCGAGAAATCATCACTGTCGACACGTATCAGCAATTATTGGAAATGGCTTCGGCTGAGGAAAGGACGTTGAGCAAATTTATTAAATTAAGGTTAAAAAAATCTATCAAAGATTTCCCCCTGGTTACAGCCACAGACGCTACCTTCCAAAGTAGTAAAAAAATTCCTTTTCAAAGGTGGCTTCCCTATGTTGAAGGATATTCTCCCGATTTTGTTATAGCGCTATTGAAGAGATATGCCCCTAATGCGACAAGTGTTTTTGACCCATTTGCTGGGACTGGAACAACTGTTTTTGCGGCAGATTCATTGGGTATAAAAAGTTATTTTGCCGAGGTTAATCCTCTTTTGGTCTTCCTTTCTCAGACAAAAATTGAGGTTCTTTTGCTTGAAGAAGCCGAGAGACGCAATTTGGCAGAAAGTTTATTAAGTGAAAAAGATCGCATTATGAAGTTGATTGATGATTACGAGGAAGATTATCTTTTGTTAAGCAACTATAGAGCACTTTTTGGTGAGAGTAAATATTATGATCCAAAAACTTTTTCCCACATACTGAAGCTACGGACTTATATCGACTTAGTTGCTGAGAGAGATTTACTGTTATCAAAGGTTCTTTGTGTTGGTGTCGTAGCAATACTCCTGAAAGTATCTTACTTGAAAAAAGTAGGAGATGTTCGTTTTAAAACAAAAAAGGAATTGGAAAGAGAAAGCCACGATATAGGGAAGGAGTTACCTCTTAAAATATCTGAGATAGCAGATGATATCGCTAATGTTGATTATCATTTAAAAAGGAAACCGGAATTTTTATTTTATAATTCGAAAAAATTGTCATTACTGGAGGATGTAAGTATTGATACGGTTGTTACGAGTCCTCCGTATTTAAACGGGACAAATTATTTGCGTAATACCAAGATCGAACTTTGGTTTCTACGAGACATAAGATATTCTACTGATTTAAGGGGATTGCGGAATCAAATTTTGACGTCTGGGATTAATGATGTCAGAGCAAAGAACGGAGTGAGCACGAAAGAACAAAACGATTTCAAAAGCGAAATACTTGATGCGACTTTAATTGCATTGAGAAAGAATGCATACGACGGCAGGATCCCGGTAATGGTTGATAGTTACTTTCACGAGATGTATTCTGTTTTTGATGGAATGCGGTATTTGCTGAAAAAAGACTCGAGAGTAATGGTTGATATTGGCGATTCAATATTTGCTGGTGTTCACATTCCGACAGACAAGATACTGGCGGAAATTTTGTCAGACATGGGTGGATATAAATTAAAGGAAAAGTTTACTTTGCGAAAACGACGTTCAAGAAACCAGAATGTTTTGACTCAAGAATTGTTGGTGTTCACTTTTTCAAAGAATATGCCAGAACCTACTAAGAAAGTATATTTTAATACAAATTCTTGGAATTCGTTTATAAAGGATGTGCCTCATCAAAAAAACGGGTTTTCCAAAAAGAATTGGGGGCATCCTAATCATTCAATTTGTTCTTATGGAGGCAAATTGAAGCCAGCAATTGCACGCCATCTGGTCGATATATTTGTTCCTGAAAAGGGTCGAATTTTTGACCCTTTTTCTGGGGTTGGAACAATCCCATTTGAGGCCGCTTTGTCAGAAAGGCGATCTTTCGGAATGGATATAAGCAAGCCCGCATATTATATTTCAAGAGCTAAAATTAAGAGATGTAATGACGCAGACGCGATGCATTATTTGGATGAGATGCAAGAATTTATTAATCGAGAGGGGTTAACCAAGCACGACAAAAGTCTTGCTGAAAAATTCGGATTTAATAAAAAACTTAAAGATTACTTCGAACCAACGACATTAAAAGAGGTTCTTTTGGCGCGAAGGTTTGTAAAGGAACATCGACCAGAAGGTCCGAGCCAAATGTTAGTGGTTGCCTCATTGCTTCATATTTTACACGGCAATCGACCATATGCATTAAGTCGCAGATCGCATCCAATCACTCCGTATGCACCGACTGGCGAGTTTGTATATAAAAATGTGTATGAAAAAGTGAAGACCAAGGTGAAAAAATCATTAGAGGCTGTTTTGCCAGACAATTTTTGTGAAGGAGACGTTTTCTTGCATGATTCCACAGAAGTTTGGCCGCAAGATATTAGTGATCTGGACGCAATAATTACGTCACCTCCTTTTTTTGATAGCACGAGATTTTATTTATCCAACTGGATGAGAATATGGTTTTGTGGATGGGATGACAGTGACTTTAAGCATAAGACCAGTCTATATGTGGAGGAAAGGCAGAAAAAGAGTTTCGATGTATACGATAATATCTTTAGGCAGGGAAGGGAGCGTCTAAAAACAGGAGGCGCTTTTGTTTTTCATTTAGGCAAGAGTAAAAAATGTGATATGGCTCAAGAAATAATCAAAGGAAGCAAGCGATATTTTAGGAAATATGATTTATTTGATGAGTCAGTGAAACATTGTCAGTTACACGGAATTAGAGATAAAGGGTCTGTAACGAGTCACCAGTACTTAGTCCTATATTAATGGTGAATTGTTATTGTTGTTGGATATTTCCCGGTCTTTTCTTTATAGGCGTCTAAAAGATCGGTAGTGGGACCACTACTATTGATGACGTTATGTAGAGCGTGAACGATTAAATCTGCGGCTTTTTTACCTTTTCTAATTTTCTGGTAATCTTTATCCGACAGGAAATCATCGAAAAACCAAACAATTTTATTACACAATTCATCGACCGCAATTCTGTTAATGGGACGACTTTGTAATGTTGCTAGCGGCAGATTTGTGATTTTAGACAATTTGTCAATTTTGTCTTGTGGATAGAAATCTATTGGAAATTTATCGCTCTTAGAACTGTTGCATGTTTGGCATAAACAAGTTGCAGTTTCATCTAACGGCCATAAATAGGCCAAAGGCATGGTGTGGTCCAAATTCATATCATTTGGTGTATTGAGCAGAGTTCCGCAGTTAAAACATTTTTTATCAAATTTCTCCCATATTGCAACATCAAACTCTTTTCCCTTAGACAATCTATATATGTGATAAATCCATTTGCGCTCTAGGAGTTTACCTACTAAGACCTCGAACGCCCTTCGTCTTAATGAATCCTCTCTGTGTTGGGTGCTGTCACGGAGAGGATTCAGAGGGAGGTTAACAAAGAACTTTTTGCAAACTTTACATTCAAGTTGGTGTCCAAAATGGCTAGTTACTAATTGTCCGTTGCTAATTTTAGGTATTTTTATCTCAGAGCCTATTTCAATTTTGTATGTCGAAAATGCTGAGTGTTGGCAAGGAGCTCGGGAGACACAATGATTGCTGAAGCTCAAGGTGTTTCTTTCATTTAAAATATCGATCGGTAAAAATCGTGAGCATCGATTGCATGATTTACAAACGATTGGAACAGATTTCAGTGGTTTAGAGTTTCCTATAATTGTCGAGTATGGAAGTTGAGAAATTGTCGGGTCAATGTATAAAATTTCTGGAATATATAATGATGTTTTTTCAAGAAAAGCATCATATACGTCATTATCAATAAAGAAAGGATGTTTTATACTGTCACAGATTAACCCAAAAAAACTGATGGGGGTTTTAGTCGCGATGGTTAAAGTTATGATAACATTCTTTATTTGCGAATGAGGACGGTGTGCACTTATTTCAAGTAGCGAACCAAGTTTTACCCAGTCATTCGTTTCAATGTGTTCAGGTTTTAAATCAACGGAATTATTTTGCCCGTGGTGAGACCATTTAATCGTTCCGGTAATCGCACACTTGCTATTGGCTTTTAAGTAATAGCCAATGCCGATGATGCTAAACTGCCTCTTGAATAAGAGGGGAAGATCGATTGCGTGTTTATTTGCCTGAACAGAAATCACGCCTTGATCAGGATGCAACTCATCTGTATGGAGCAATTTACAGGTTGACCCTTTTTTGTCCCCTGAAACATTAAAACCACTTCGCTGTCGGGTTAGTCTTCGTCTTGGAGTTCTAAATTTGGCCATTTATTCATAATACCAATAATATACGCCAATGTCCATAATTTTGCTTGACTTTTAACCATTTTCTTTATATAAGTGTATATGAATCATTATGTTATCTCGTCCCGAGTTGGAAGGGGTAAATCCCGGACGTTAAAAAAGAAAAACCTTCAGCAGGGGTGTATTGCCTTGTTGAAGGTTTTTTATTTTTAGGGCAACACTAAGGAGGTGCTGTTATGACTAAAAAGAATCAGCATGTAGTAAAGACTGATAATGGTTGGGCGGTAAAAGGTGCAGGGAACTCCAAAGCAACTTCAATTCATCGTACCCAGAAAGATGCTATTGATACTGCACGTGATATTGCTATCAATCAAAAAACGGAAGTAGTTATCCATGGGGTTGATGGGAAGATTAGAGATAAAGATAGTTATGGAAACGACCCTTGTCCGCCAAGAGATAGGAAGCATTAATTTGTTCGGAGAAGAAGCAAACTCTCTTGCGTGAACTTTGAGAAAAAATAAATTCATAATGGTTGAGTAGTAGAAATCTAAGCTAAAGCAGAATAGATTATTTTTTAATAATTCCCAAAATTTAAAAACAAAGGGATAGCATGAGTGATATTAAGCTTTTTAAATTGAACAAAGGCATTTTAGACGAACTGGAGTGTGGTGCTTTTACGTTTGAAAGAGCATTGCAAAAATTAATAGAAGACAATATGGAGGCTGTCTTTGGAATAAAGTTTTTAAAAAGTGAATATGCCACAGGAAAAGAACATGGGGGGCGTATTGATTCTCTTGGGATAGATGAAAACTATTGCCCGGTTATTGTTGAATACAAGCGTTCGATTAATGAAAATGTTATCAATCAAGGGCTTTTTTATCTTGATTGGCTAATGGATCATAAAGCTGAATTTGAACTTATGGTGATAAAAACGCTTGGCAAGGACTATGGAGACAAGATTGAGTGGTCTATCCCCCGATTGTTGTGCATAGCCGGGGACTTCACTCGGTATGACGAGCATGCAGTAAAGCAGATTAATCGGAATATAGAGCTTATCCGGTATAAAAAATATGGCGAGGATATGTTTCTTTTCGAGTTGGTTAATTCTCAGATCGTAACTGAGTATGTTGATACTAATGATAAAAGCTCAAAGAAGGCGCAGAAGTATAAAACATATGGGGAGTTTTTTGAACAAGCAGATGAAGATTTAAAGAATTTATATCAAGCGGTAGCGGATTTTATAAAGAATCTTGGTGATGATGTGCAAGAAAAGGAACTTAAATATTATAAGGCTTTTAAACGAATAAAGAACTTTGTGTGCTTAGAGGTTAGACCGCAAACAAAATGTTTACTGCTTTATTTGCGGCTTGATCCAGACAAGGTTGACTTTAAAAACGGTTTAACTCGTGATGTGAGGGATATCGGTCACTATGGAACTGGAGATGTAGAAGTTAAGATATCAGACGTTGATGATTTTGAGCAAACAAAGCATTTGATTATAAAAAGCTATGAAGCAAGCTAATAAATAATGCTTTGGTCTAGGTGATTAGGAATATTTATGAAAATTGATAAAAGATTAAAATTTATAAGGTATCCGGGAGGAAAACAGCGATTAATGTCGCAGTTGATTCCACATCTGCCTACGAGGAATGATATCGAGGGCTCGTTTGTTGAGCCTTTCTTAGGTGGTGGAGCTGTGTTTTTTGCAATGTCGCCTCGGAAGGCAATACTATCTGACATAAATCCGATATTAATAGACTTATACAGAGGATTGAGAAGATATCCCAGAGAAGTATGGAATATCTTTCGTCAATTTCCAGCAACAAAAGAAGGATATTATCGAGTTAGAGATACACGTGAAGAAAATGGGTTAGCATTTAGGGCCGCTAGAACATTATATCTAAACAGAACTTGTTTTAAAGGCATGTGGCGAGAAAATGCAAATGGGCAATTTAATGTAGGTTATGGTGGGCAGGACCGTAGATGGGTCATAAAAGAAGAAACGTTATTGGCTGTATCAAGGTTTTTAAAAAAGGCAAAATTATTCAAAAGCGATTTTGAAGAAATTATAGAAAATTCTAGTAAAGAAGATTTTTTGTTTTTGGATCCGCCGTATAGACCGGGAGAAAAAGAATTAGTACATGATCATTACGTTCATTCCCGATTCACCTTTGAAGAACATGGTAGGCTTGCAAAGGCATTAAGAACAGCGACAAAAAGGAAAATAAAATGGGCTATGACAATTTCATCGCATAGAGAAATTTTGGATCTATATAAAGGATTGAAAGTTATTCCGATAAAGAGAGGGACTGGCAAAATGCCCGGTGCTTTTTCACGTAAATCAGGAGAAGTGTTGATTTGTAATTACTAGGAGGATTACTATGAGAAAATTTCTAGATGACGCCGCTAATCAAAACCATCCACTCAGAATTTTAAAAGAATTTCTGGAAAGGGAAGAAGCCTTTGAGAAGAGCAAGCAGTATGATCATATGCGCTTTGTCGGTTATGTTCTAGAAATTGGTTATGAAGAAATAACAATTATTACTAGTGATCCCTTTAAGGTTGCGGTTGGTGGTGTACCCAGAAATTCACTATTAATAATGTGTCCATCATCTTTTGAAAATGAAAATGTTTCCATTCCGCCACATTTTACATTGCTGAGAGTTTTAGATTCTGCATCAACACCTCTTTCGGGTGAAGTGCAACAGACATATTTCGAGCTACAAAAAAAATCAATGCCTGAGCTTGATGTTTTCACGCAAAGTGAGTTGCAATGGGGAGCTTTGAAAACAGGTGTTTTGGGTATGTTTTATCCCAACCCACAAAAAGCAGATGCGGTAGAATTTTCTGGGGACTTGAACAATTTTGTGAGTGCACATAAATATCGCATTTATGCCCCAGATGATAAATTATTAGACCTTGTTAATAATTCGATGGTCCCAGAACAGAATAGATTTCAAATAGGTAAATTGAGGTTAACAGAATGTAGATTACCATTGCCGAATAAACCACAACCCAATGTGGATGTTTTTCTTTCTACCATGGATTTTCTTGGGAGCAGGACCGCAATGTTTGGAAAAACAAGGCTTGGCAAGAGTAATGTTGTTAAATTGATAATACAAAGTATTTTAGAAACCACTAAAACAACAAAAAATGCTGGGCAATTGATTTTTGACATTAATGGTGAGTATGCGAATGACAACCCTCAGGATGATAACAGATCAATTGCAACTGCTTTTCCGGAAGTTTGTTCGATATATGCTTTAACACCTAAGCCCAGCACTCCATCGCAACCATTGAAGTTAAACTTTTATGAGAATCCTAGCCAGTCAAAATTAGTCCTAGCAAGCCTTTTAAGGGATGCTGGCCGTACTTCAGGTTATATCGAGACGTTTAACAGTGTTGAATTACCCGTCTTGGATGAAGTGCGACAGCTTGTTGCCGGAAGTGAGAAGATACGAGCAACGAGAAAATTGCAAATGTATTGGGCTGTATTAAATAAGGCAGGGTATACAGCAGATGAGGCGAGGCTGAGAACTTTAGCTCCAACTGGGAATGCGGTAAGTCAGTTTAATCCGGGACTAACTGTGCAGTTAAGGAATGCCGCATATGGTAGTGAGAACGTGCAAGTACCTAATCCACCAAGTACTTTAGGTGAATTAGTTAGAGAGTTGTCGATTGTGGCAAGATTCAGGAGGAGCAATAGTTCAAATGCAGTTTTTCAGACAAGCAGTGGCAATCCACTTTTTGATGCAGATGATATTGCAATTTTAGAATTTCTTGAACCGGCTTCAGGACGAAGTGGTGTTTCATTAATTCAACCATTTAGAATTTATCACGATCAAAATGCAGGTAATTTCATTACTGAAATCCTTCAATTTTTAGATCAAGGGCGGACGGTAATTTTAGACCTCGGAAATGCGAACGAATCTGTCATGCAGTATTTTTCGAGGGAATTGTCTGAGGCTGTTTTTAGACATCAGACTACAAAGTTTACCAGTAACAATTTAGGAAATCACTTCATTCAATTGTACTTCGAAGAAGCGCATAATCTTTTTAAAGATAATGATAACAGCGATGAGACTCGAATATATCGCAGATTTGCTAAAGAAGGAGCAAAATACCACATTGGCATGGTTTATTCAACGCAGTCACCTACGACTATTAATTCAGATTTATTAGCCCAAACCGAAAATTTCTTTGTAGCTCATCTTGCTTCTCAGGATGATGTGAATAGATTAGCCAAGGTTAATGTGGCATATGAAAGTATGAAAAATGATATTTTGCATGCAAAGACACAAGGTTATATTCGCATGTTAACAAGATCTCATAGATTTGTTGTTTCGATGCAAGCGTTGAGGTTTACACCACCACAGAGAGGTTGATATGCCATATCAAGGAGGAAATAGATTGCCAGCGGAAAGAGCTAGTAAACTAGGTCACCTCGAGGTGATAAAGAGTCCGTTAGTTTGCAAGCTGTGCAAAAATTTTGAAGATCCCAATAGTTGCACTCCAACACCGCCGAATGTCTCATGGCAGGCGCTACCGACTTCAGGGAAAGAACGCAGGATTATTTTTTCTACAGACGGATCTTTGCAGACTATTGAAAATCCACAACCACCATATAAAGCGATTGCTTTTATAAAAACAGCGTTGCTTAAGTTGGATCAATATTCAATTGCAAAGCTGGATAAAGAAACTCCCAATCCATTTGCTATAAGGGACCTTATGAAGGATTCTGCTCTCTTTCATGCAACGGCTTTTCCATTAAGACATGTTAGCATTCCTGGGAAGACGATATATCATGCTGTAAGGGAAATAATATTTGAGTCGGTAAAAGATAAGGGGCTTAATGATGCTCTTAACGGGGCGATGATGGAGACTTTAAAGTGGTTAGTATATGAGAAGTGGAATCCAACACCTAAAACGAAATTGGAAGAGTTTGGATGTCCACATTGTAATCAAAATGTAGCAACGTTGCCTTTTGATCAAGAAAAAGGGGATTGTCCGGGATGTGGTAAAGAAATATTTATCACTGACATGTTTGGGCTCCACTTAAATATGCAGGATGATTTTGCGCCCAATCAGTTAGCATCAGATTATATGTCAGTAAGTGAGACACTTATGATTTTAACGCCAATTAGGCATTTTTGGGAAACAAACAAAGAAGTTTTAAATAATTGTCTTATGGTTAAAGACGGTCCATTATCTTTAAGGGCGACTCTATCAAAACTGGCGGCACCTATAAGACGGTTTTTTAAGCACGCAAAGGAGAATGGAGTGTATGTGGCTATGATTGGACAAGAAAAATCTGGCATGTTTTTTGACCATTTACAATTAATTGGGAAGCATGCTCCGGTCGGGTCTATATTCATACCAAACAATGATTATATAAGAGGTGAAATCCAACACTCAAATTCCGTAGGACTATATGGACAAGATACAAATTATGGCGCAAAACTCTTTATTAAGTATAACGATTATCACAAGATGGTAATTAACATACCCACAGGGGAACGGGGAGAATTTGTTCAAAGTCCATCGTTGAGTCATTTAATTGGGTTGGAAAGTATTGTTGCAACACTTCCTAAAATATTGAGCAATCGTTTTGAAGGTGCGCTTTTACCTATTGAATTGGCAAATGGGGTGGCATCATTGTCAACATATCCTTCTGCAAAAGCGTTGGAATTATTTTCTGTTGCGGTTGGAAAGGAGTAG